AGAGTTCCACTAGCCGTAGTCGTAGCAATACGAACGCCATTCAAGTATGTGCTGAACGTAGTGCCACTGCGAGTAAACGCCATGTGGTTCCATGCATTTCGTATGGCTGTGCCCATTGACAGATTGGAAACAATATCCCAACTGCTTCCACCTGTCCCAGCAAAAGCAGCAAGAGTTCCGTTGCTGCCAGAAGAATACATGGCATAGCAGCGGTTAGTACCTGCATTACTCCCCATCGTAAAAATTTCACCGTCACTGTTAAACGCGGTCGGATACCACCATAGCTCGATGGTAAAGTCGCTGCTTCCGAGCGTCAGATTGGCGTTTGTAGCAATGGTGAGGTAGTCGCCTGTACCGTCGCTATACCCACTGCCACCATTCGTCGCCGCGCTGTACGCAGCCGTAGGAGCGAACGGGCTGAAGGCTTGGACGGATGGTGTGCCGTTGACCGTGATGGCGTAGTTATTCGTGCTGTTGTCGATGAAGCGGTTGCTTTGACAGGTAAGCAGTTGTGTTCCAGTGATGGCGGTCAACGGAGAAGTTGGAACAGTGAAATTTGCTGTATACACTGCTGTATTGGTGACGCGTAAATTACTTGCGTAACCTAAAAAATACGACGATGAATTAGCTGAATCGTAGAAGAATGTCGTAGTTACTGCTGTGGGTGAGCCAAAACTTGAGAATGTGGCTTCGTTGATTCCATCTACATACGCCTTTACCGTTCCGGCGCTTAATACAAAAGCGATGTGATGCCACCTACCATCAGCAACATTTGTTGTTCCACTTTGAGCAGTGCCTCCTTGGAATATATATACCGTACCGCTGCTGTTGTTTATGCCCAGCACCGTTCTTTGTGCGAATCCTCCCCCACCAGCCACATACTGCGCGGCTAGGGTTACAGAATTTGCGGTACTTGTGGTATTTACCCACATCTCTACAGTCCATGCGGAAGCATCCAAAAATCTAGTGGTGCCAACATTTAAATATGAAGAGGCATCAAAGTAATTACTCCACCCCGTCTGCGAGAACGGCGAGAACGTACCCTGCGTCGTATTGCCGTTGCGGGTGATGGTAAAGTTGTTGGTGGACGAGTCTAAGAACGTGTTGTTCTGCGCACCGTTCGTGCCGTTGCCTGGCAGGAGAAGCGTGGTCAGGTTGAAGTAGGCGTCCTTTATTGCTGCGCTCAACCTGGTCAGGCCGAAAGCCCGACCACTAGCCGCGCCAAATGTCGAGAGCAATCCCATTACGCGAACCTCGTTTGAGCGGCAAATACAGTAAATGCTGCGTTGCCTGTTTTCACAATGGTGTATGTGTAAGCATCAATGCTCGATGCATTACCAGCAGACCAAGCAGTGCCGCCCTGGTACTTCGGCGTAACACTCGATCCATCAACCTGCACCGCGCTGTTGTAGTAAGCAGTGCTGCCTTGGGTAACCAGGAATGTCACCGTCACTGACTGTCCGGTAGCCATGGCTGTGTTCAGGCTGGTACCACTTGATGCGCGGAAGTTGACAGTCCAGTTGGCCGAAGCGTTGCTGGTGTAGTACAGCACCGATTGCGTGGTCACGTCGTAGTTGATCGTGCCGGTTGCAGCAGTAGCAGAAATCGTTATGACTTCAGCAGCATCCGTTAAAACTGCCGCCAATGTACTAGATGACCCGCTAAATGTTTGAGTTGCAGTAAATGTGGTTGCTGTGCCCGGTGCAACGTAGTCAGTGCCAGCAGTCGCGTTGGCCAACGCACCGCCAGAGTTTGCTTTCAAAATCGCCGTGCCAGAAGGCGGAGCCAAATAGTCCGTACCAGCAGTCGCAGCAGTGAAGGCCGAAGTGCCATTGCCTTTCAGAACGCCTGTTAGCGTCGTTGCGCCTGTACCACCATTAGCCACTGGCAGGGTGCCAGTCACTTGCGTGGCCAGATTGACTGAACCAATGACAGTCTTCAAGTTGCCATTAGTGTCGAAGGTGCCGTCAGTCGTCCAAGTGTCGCCTACTTGCAGCACTACTTTAGCCAGCGTGCGCTGCGTAGCATTGTTGTCGTACTTGACAAACACCGTCACAGCGGCCGAGTCGCCGTTGTATATGGTGATGTCCTTAATAACGCGGCGATTCGACCCTGTTGGGGCCGGAACGACTGTCACATCAGTTGAACCATTGAGCGCGCCGTCTGTTGCGCCTTCAGTGATGCCGGAACCCGCATTGTCAGCATAGGTTGCAACAAATGTCGGGTTGGTGGTGGCCGCTGAGGTGGACATTGCCACCTGAATGCTGATTGCGGTGCCGTCTAAGACCAAAGTTTTCATGTTTACCTCTTAAGATAAGAACCAGGCGTATGCACCGCCATCACCAGAACCACCACCGGTTGATGCAATCGTAATTGATCCAGCGCCATTCGTGATCGTAATATTCGATCCGGCGGTAATATTGGCTTTCTCCCACAGACTTGTCGTCTGGTTGTAGATCAATATCTGGCCGTTAGTGGGGTTTTGAGCCGACACATTGTGTAGCTCATCCATTTCATAGCCATTTTGAACGCGCACATAGATTTGCCCATTACCTGCATTAGCGCGCTCAACCGTTCCGATATAGACCAAATGGTTTGGTGCGTATGGCTTTGTTGCAGTCAAGGCGCCATTGGTTGCGCCAAGGTACAAGGAGTCGCCCGCTGTGTACGCGCTGGTGTCTAAGCCATCTAATACGCCTTGGCAGATAATCATGCCGGTGCCGCCAGCGGTAATATTTTCGGCGGCTAAACCAAAAGTTTTTGCGGAGGTGGCGTCGGTCGTATTGTTGGCTAATTTAACGGATACCCGATTGCCCGTTGCGCCAAACGCGTAAACGGCTTGGCCTTTGGTAATAGTTACGGCTTCAGCGTTAGTTGCGCGAGCGAAAAGCGTCTGGCCTACATTGGCTGCAAGTGTAGATGTCAGGCCAACGGCCAAAGTATTCTGCGCCGCGTCCCAGTACATACGTCCGGCGGCATTTGAAACCGTCGGCGACGTATTAAAGTCTACATAGTTGGCCACACCTAGCGAGGCCACGCCCGACATGGCGCCGGTGTCGCTAATCGTCACGACGCTGTTCTGGATCAGTTTGCCAGTCGTCGAATCAAAGCGTGCGACCGCGTTGTCGGTGGCTGATGCTGGGCCTACAACGTCGCCTGAGCCCGCTGGCGTGCCCCAAGAGGCCGTACTGCCGTCAGTCGTTAGGAACTTACCCGCGTTGCCCGTCTGGTCTGGCAGGCTTGCTCCGCCTCCACCACCGCCCGAGGCGCCTTGGTTGATAATGACCTTCAGACGGTCGCTCAAGTCGGGTGGCAAGACCTCACCGACGTTGATCTGGCGGCCGTTGGAGAGCTCAATGACGAGGCTATTGTCGAAGTCGAGGTACGCGTTCGTAACCGACACGCCATCTTGGCCATCGACGCCATCGCGGCCGTCTACGCCATCCCGACCGTCTTTGCCATCACGTCCTGGGCGGCCGGGCGAGCCGTCACGACCAGGTGTGCCGTCACGCCCAGGCGTGCCATCGCGGCCGTCGCGGATATTTGCAATGCGCTGCTCAAGCTGGATGGCGACATCGTCGTATTTACCCTCGATTTCGCTCTTCATCTTGCCCAGAGCGGCCAAAACAGCCTGCACGTTGTCGCTTAAACGCTGACTTTGTGCCCGACGAGCTTCAGCAACGGCATCTCCGACGCTTTTGAACGCCATATCGTCGGATTCGATCTCAAAAATCTTCTCGATATCCATTATTTCAGCCCTTTCTGGAGCTCTTCAAGAAACTGATTCTCTAATCCGGCCACACCATCGCGGGCTTTGGACATTTGCAGTTCCACAATCTTCGTTTTGTTCTTGATGTCAGCTTCTTTCAACATCAACTCAGCCACTTTTGCCCGCTTGTCGAACTCCCGCGAGGCCAAATCCGCCTGATTCGGCAGATTCGCAGTCAGCGCCTGGCTGATTTTCGCCTCAGTTTCGACCGGTTTCAGACGCGCTTCAATCAAGGTCTTCGTCGCTTCAGCACGATTTTGCTCGGCTTGCGTCTGATTGACCGCAATTTGCGCTTGCGCGGCCTGCATGGCCAGTTGCTGCTGCATCATGGCCATTTGCTGCTGCTCAGGGTTCGGCTGGGCCATTTGCGTCAAGGCTTCCAAGAGCTCCAGACGGTTTGAGAGGCTGCTATTAGCCACAATGCCCTTCAAAATAATCGGTAGCACCGGCGTATCTGGGCCCAAAGTCTGTAGCAGGCCAACGAACTGCTGCTGCTCGTACTCGCGCGCCAAGATGCCCAACGTGCCCGTGGGCACGAAGTTCAAGTCGGTGGACGGGTAGCGATCGGGGTCAAACTGCATGTAGCGATACGCAGCTTTTTTGATGAACGGAATCAAGAAGTCTTCTTGGAAGTTCACCAGCGTGCGCTTGTACTTCTTAATGATGGTGGCCACCGCCATTGACATCGCAGCACCGTTGCCGTCGCGGCTGACTTGGCTGACCATGCCGTTGCTGTCCATCGTGCCAGTGGCTTGCAAGAGCATTCTCTCGAACGTCTGCGCGGTCGTGATGTTCTCTTGACCTGTCTGGCCAAACTTGAACGGGAACAGAATCTCGCTTGGGTTGCCGTTGGTAAGTAGCGCCTTGCCAGGCTTGACTTCAAACTTCGCGCCGCGCGGCAGACGCGTGGCGTCCATGCCCATCATCGGCGAGGTCGTCAGTGCCAAGCTATCCAAATGGCTGCGTACCTGCGCATCGATCGCCTTTTGCATGTTGTACGCTTTTTCAATCGTACCCCTGCCCAACAGACGATTCGGCACCGTGTCGTCCTGGTACGTCAAGACCGGACGGTCTTTCATCATGTACGGATTGGCTTCGGCTTTTAGCAGCATGCCATCGTTGCCCACTACGATGATGGCCTCGACCATGTCCTGATACTCTTCGGCAGCAGAGTCTTCAGGGAAGAGCTCTTCAATCTTGCCGCCTTCTTCCATCTCTTCGAGCTTGGTCAGGTACTCGCGGGGCACCAGACCATAGTAGGTCAGCAGCTTGACCTTCTCATCCTGATAGTTCTGCACCTCTTGCGTAGGCTCTAGTTGCGAGTCCTCGTAGGTCGGTACGATGTTGACCTTGCGGTAGATGCCCCGCTCGATGTTGCGCACGACCTTGTGGATGGAGACGTACTTCTCAATGGCCACACCCATGCAGTCGTCCACCGTCGTGCCGTTGGGGTCGAACAAGAAGTTCTTAGGGTTGACCGGCACCAGCTTGACCGCCACGCGTGGCTTCTCGATCACGCCGATAGCCGCTTGGCCCATCTGGCCAGGTATGGCCTGAGTTGCAGGGATGTACTCGGTTTCCATACCGACGACAATCTCGCCAATGCCTGTGCCGTATATCTCAGCCAATAGCTCAATCTGGTCGATCGACTTCTTTATTTTGTCTTTCTTGAAGTCTTCAGACAACTGAGCGCGTAGCGCTTCGATGTCGATCGTCTGACCGTTGACGTCTTGCAGGTCGTCTTCAATATCAAAAAACTCGCCAGAGCCGAAGATCGCTTCCATGATCTCCGCGTGGCGAGTCTCGACGGCTTGCTGTGCTGCTGGGGTTACTATTCGTGAGCGCTCTGAGTCGCGCGTCTTGTCTTCTGAGGCCCATTCGCCTCTGAAGATGCGCTCGTACTCTTCCCAGAGCGATAAGTAGTTGGTGTCGCGCCAGTCGCGCCAGCGATTGCAGTGGTCAACGACAAAAGCCGTCAATTCCTTGTCGGCTTCTGTGGGTTGATCGAATTCGTTCTGATCCATTTAGAATCCCGCGATGATGTCTATGGGCTCCCAATCGTCGCTGGCATCGTCTTCGAAGTAGCTGGTCACAGCCAACTGATCGATATACGAGAGCGCGTCGGGCAAGTCATCATGCACGCCTATGGCGGGGAACATGAGCAACTGGTCTAAAAACTCCGTCCAGTCTTCGTCTCTGTTTAGGATGATCCGGCCGTGCTCAAAGCGTCCCTGAAGGCCCCAGATGATCCTGTCCGCTTTCTTACGGTTGCCGTGCGTCAGGTCGATGATGTGGGAATATACATTATTCTTCCTCATCAAGTCACTAAGATAAGGCAAAACCGCGTTTTTGAGCGCCCCGCGCTCAATTCCCACCGACAAGGGCCGGTAGTCGCGCATAGCGATCAGAATCTTCGCCGCCGTCTCGCGGATGTCCCAGCGCCCGTGCTGGATCTCTTTGACGAACCACTGCCCCTCGTCAGTCACTTTCACGATCGCAATGGCCGTCTCGTCCAGCCGTTTCTTGGAGTTTGCTGCCTGTTTGGCAACTTCTTCAAACCCAGCCAAGTCGACTGCCACGAAGTAGCTGCCGTAG